CAAGCTAGCATCGTCGCTTATGACGCTGGCACCGTTCGCATGGGTGGCCTGACCGGCTCGCCGGTTCAGATCCCGAAGATCACCGGCGCGACGACCGCGTACTGGCTCGGCGAAGTGGAAGCCGTGACGAGCGGTGACATGAGCTTCGGCCAGATCGACCTGTACCCGCACGATGTGTTCGCATTGTGCACCTTGTCGAACCGTCTGATCGAGCTCGGCGCGCCGGGCGCGGAGCAGTTGGTTCGTACCCAGTTGGCCCGTGACATCGGTCTGAAGATCGACGCTGCGGTGTTCAACGGCACGGGTGCCGCCGGTCAGCCGACGGGCATCATGAACACGAGTGGCATCAACACCCAATCGTTCACTGGTTCTCTTGATGCGGCCACCTCGTACAACGAGCTCATCAACATGGAGCACAAGTTGTTCGAGGACAACGCGCAGACCGTGGGCGAGTTCGTGTGGGCCTTCCACCCGAACCAGTTCCGTCAACTTCGCAAGCAACTCGACACCGTGTCGAGCAGCGCGAATGTCAATCCCAAGGTTCGTCCGTTCGTCGACGGCGGCACGATCGAGCGCGTGCTCGGTCACCGCTATGTTCTGTCGACGCAACTCCCGAACGACAAGATCCTGCTCGGCGCGTTCGCCGCGTCGATGGTTGCGGAGTGGGGCACCATGGTGCTCGCGGCTTCGCGTGAGGGCACGAACTTCACCAAGCGTCAGACCCAGATCCTCGCTGGCATGACGGTTGATGTGGGCGTGCGTTACCCCGAAGCGTTCTGCGTGTCGACTGGACTCGCGGCCCAGACCTGATCCACTAACGACGAACCACTAAAAGGAGACACTCAAATGCAAATGGACTTCCGTTCACACCACAAAGTTGTGCAGGCCCTCAAGGCCGACAACTACAGCGCGGCAGTAGCCACATCCGTAGAGATCGACACCACGGGCTTCGCCGAAGCCGTGGTGATCTTCGACGCGGGTGCGGTTGGCGCAAGCGGCACGGTCGATGTGATCGTGCGCGACTGCGCTACCTCGGGCGGCACCTATGCCGACCTGACGGGCGCGGCCTTCACTCAAGTCATTTCAACGAACGACGACACCGTGTATGTCGGTCGCATCCGTCTGAACAGCGCGACTGCTGGCACGACCGACAAGTGCGAGCGGTACATCAAGATTCAGGCGACCGTGGGTACGGCTGCGTGTGATCTAGGCGTGACCGTCCTGTTGCTGAACGCAACTGGCACGGGCGTGACCTTGAACACGATGTCGTTCTCGATCGACTGATCCAGACGAGCGAAGTATGGAAGCCGTCACCGACGAGATCGGTGGCGGCTTCTTCTATTGAGTAGACTGCACGCATGAAGCTGTACATGGTCGCGCATGGGTATGTGCTCCACGATCCAAAGGCATCGGGCCTCAACAAGGCTTGGCTCTTGAGCGGCCAGACGCTGGATCTCGACGACGCGTGGGTGGCGAACGAGATCAAGGGTCAGGAGTTCAAGCTCGTGCCGGCGGCTGCGAACGCGATCGAGACACCGAAGAGCCGGTGGCCGATGCCGTTGTTCAATCGCTGGCAGGCCGCTGCGCCTACCGTCGAACACACGGCTGCAAGTCCTGCTAGTGTTGAGCCCGAGGCACCGCGCAAGTCACGCAAGAAGAAGGGCGACCTATGAACTTTGACGGCAAGGTAGGATTCAAGCAGACACCACTACGCGCCCCCGGCGTGGCACTGACTGCAACAGAGACAACTGCGGCTATCACCCCGAGTGGCTTCTCGCACGCGTTGTTCTATGTGACCATCAGCATCACTGGCTCGCGCTCAATCACGGGCAAGCTGGAGCACAGCGATGACAACTCATCGTGGACTGATGTCTCGGGCACGGCCTTCGCGTTCAACACGGGTCTAGGAGACGCTACGGATGCGCTCCGCACGATCCTGATCTCGCACGATGCGGTGAAGCAGTATGTGCGCGCGAGCGTGACATTCGTGGGCGGTACGAACAATGTGCCGGTGATCTCCGTCTTGCAGTTCAACCAAAAGAACCAACAGGGCGCGAGCCCGTTCGCAGGTGAGGTGCTCTGATGCGTAACGATCAACTGACTGGGATGCGTACGACCGTTGTGCGTATTGCTGGCGGTGGTACTGGTGCTAGCACTGCGATCGACGGCGCGAACTATCGGTTCGCGGTCTTCCATGTGATGATCAACGCGGCCAGCGTGGGCAAGAGCGTCACTGTGCAGATTGAGCACAGCGACGACAATGTGTCGTTCTCGAACATCGGCAGCGTCGCCACGATCTCGGGCGATGTCGCGCTGACCTCGGGCATGGTGCTGGTGAACCATCAGACGGCCAAGCGTTATGTGCGCGCCTACATCACGCCGAGCTCCAGTGCGCAGACTTCGTGCTTGGCGGTTCAGTTCAACGAGATCGTGACACCTGACGCGACCTCGAATGTGACCTACGCGGTGCTCTGATCATGGACTACACGACATCGACACGAGTGAAAGCCCTGCTCGGCATCGGTGTCGCCGATGTGTCGCAGGACACCTTGATCGCGCAGCTCATCACCTCGACGAGCCTGCGGTTCGACACCGAGATGCGCCGGCACAGCCAGCAGAGCGCGCGCACCGAGGTGTACCCAGTGAAGTGGACGCGCCGGCTCGTGACGCTGAAGGGCTCGCCCGTATCGAGCGCGGCAGCGTTCACGGTGAAGCTGTCCGACAGCACGAACTTCACGACTGCGGTGACGCTGGTGAAGGACGACGACTTCATCATTGAGCACGAGTACGGCATCCTGCGTCTCTTGACCGTGGGCACGCCGTTCACGACGGGCGCGGCCTCGCGTCCCGTGGCACCGTACTACGCGCAGGTCGTGTACACGGGCGGCTTCGCCACGAGCACGGCGAACCTCATCACCGCGTACCCTGACCTCGCGCAGGCGTGCGACCTACAGGTCGCGTACTTGCATCGTCGTCGGTTGTCGGCGGGCGGCAACTTCTCGGTCGGTGGTAGTTCGACCTCGTACAGCGACGACTACACGATCCTCACTGATGTCCAGAAGACCTTGAACAAGTACACCCGCATCCACTTCTGATGGATGGAAAGATCGACATCCGCGGACTGCAACGAGCTCTCGCCAACTTGCCGAAGGCGTTGGACGCGGAGATGCGTCGTGCATTCAACGCGCACGGTCGATTCATGACGAAGGAGATGGTGACCAAGCGGTTCACCGGCTACACGGGCCGCACTGGTGACCGATTGCAGAATCGCTCGGCGTTGCTGCGTCGGAGCTTCAAGCACGAGGTCGTCGGCGGTGTCGGCCAGAGCACGCCGCTCACGCTCGTGCACTACTCGGCTGGCGTGAAGTACGCGCGGTTGCAGGAGTACGGCGGCACGATCAAGCCGAAGCGTGCGAAGTGGCTGACGATCCCTCTCCCCGACGCGTTGACGGGCTCGGGCGTGCAGCGTTACGAGTCGGCCCGCTACCTCTTCGAGAACTACCCGAAGCAGATGGCCGTGGTGCGCTCGCGCTCGGGTCGGCTGTTCATCGTCTCGCGTGGCAAGCCCGGCACGAAGCCGCGCAAGGACTCGCCGATGGTGTGGCTGTACATCCTGAAGAAGGAGTCCAAGGTGCCGGCGCGCCTCGGGTACCGCGACACATGGAAGTCGGTCGATCTCGTGAATAACCGCACCCAGTTGTTCAACGAGGCCATCGGGCTCGCTCTGCGTAGGACGGGCCTCGGAGGTGGCGCGTGACCACCGTCTTCGATTGGACGATGTGCCCAGCGCGCATGGTCGAGTACAACGAACGACGGGCCGTGCAGGTCAACGGTGACCGCGGGCACAGCCGTGGCCGGCAGATCAACATCATCGCGCCGACCGTGGGCAACACGGACGGCGTGGCCTACCGTCGGTTCGAGCTCGTCTACGACAGCTCCGACTTGATCGTGGACGAAGTCGAGCGGGCGTGGGCGGCAACCTACGGGCCCGTGCTGGCCCTCAGCTACACGCCGCCCGGCGAGTCGGCCATCGAGGTCAGGTTCGCGGCCAATACGCTCCAGCGCGTGCGCACGAGCGTGGCGACTGGTCAGGTTACGATTGTTCTTGAGGAGATCCGCTAATGGCATACCCGTCAGGAACAACCGTACGCGAGACGATTCTTGCGAACATCGACACGACGCTCGCCGCGATCGCAACCACGCCGCTGACCTACAAGACGGTGCCGAACACTGTGCGCCGGTGGACGGGCAATGTGTTCGAGGTGCCGAGTTACCCGTGCATCATCGTGGTGCCGACGGGCGAGACGCACGACGACAGCCGCATCGCCATCGTCCAGCATACGATGGACTTGCTGATCGTCTGCGGAGTCTACGATTCCAACTGGAAGACGACCTTGCAGGATCTGGTCACGGATGTGCGCGTCGCACTAACGACGGACTGGACTCGCGGTGGCAAAGCCATCACGACCCAGATCATCAGCGACCAGATCTTTGAGGCCGAGCCGACCAATCCTCTCGCCGAGGCGCAGGTCACCGTTCGAGTCTTCTATCGCACTCTGTACAACGATCCCACGACCGCCTACTAGCGGCGCACAAGGAACTCACCATGGCATTGACAAGACTCCAGCAGTTGTGCCTTCGCGCCGAAGCGGTCGAGGGCACATTCCTTTCTCCTTTCTCCTCGACCTACGCCAACTACTTGGCGATCGACCCGTCTCTGACATTCGATGTCGAGACCTACGAGCGCAGCGTGGCGCGCGAGAGCTTCACGCCTCTGGCTCCGTTGGCCGGCGCGGTGTTGGGCAGCGCGAGCTTCTCGCTTGAGGCGACGAGCCGCAGCGCAAGCTACAGCGCAACGAACACGCCGAGCTTCGACTTGCCGCTCGTCGCGTGTGGCTTTGAGCGTCTTTTGCTGCACCGCATCGAGGTGACGAGCGCGGGCATCACTGGCGGGCCGCTGCTGCATGGCACCGTGATCACGCAGGGCACAAGCACCGCAACGGTCACCGTGGTGGGTAACTACTACACCAACGCTGCGAACCAGTACATCTGGGTCACCAAGGGGCCGGGCTATGTCGCGGGAACTTCTGCTGGCTTGTATGGCAACTTGATTGCCCCGACATCGTCCACAGCTTGGACGACTGGCGGTTCGACGCCTTCGTTTACATCGACTGCCGTAGCACCGACCGTGGTGGCCCTCGGCTGGATTCCGACTTCGCGCAGTCTGTACTCGATCACCTGTGGCACCTCGCAGACTCTCGACACGGGCACTGTGTTGGTTGGTTCGACTAGCGGTGCTATCGGTGTGGTCGTTGGTTACTCAGGCACGGCTGCCGGGCGCACCGACTACTTCATCCGTCGGGTTCAGGGCACCTTCGGCTCTGAGACGGTGACACCTTATGTGGCAGGCGTTGCCGGTTCGACCTTCACGGTCTCGGGTTTCGCACAACTCGCCACGCACTCGCCGGCGATCTCGATCGGCGTGTCGAAGGACGGCGTGCTTGAGTCGTTGACTGGATGTCGCGGCACGGTCAGCATCTCGGGCAACATCGGCGAGCCGATCCTCTTCGCGTTCAACTTCTCGGGCGTGAAGAACGCGGTCACCGACTCGGGCAGCGTCTCGGGCGTTAGCTTCATCGACCGCACCCCGCCCGTCCTGCTGGGCGCGACGATGAATGTCGGCGATGCCGGCATCACCACCTTCTCGGGACAGAAGAGCTTTTGCGCCTCGGCGTTCTCGCTCGATGTGGCGAACGATATCCAGTACCGCCGCTGCTTGACCGCGGCCACTGGTATCGACGGCATCTACATCAACGGTCGCACGCCCACGGGTACGATCGACCCCGAGCAGTCGCCTGAGGTTGACTTCGACTGGATGGCTAACTTCTTCTCGACGGGCAACCTGCGCATGGACTTGGTCGCTGGATCTGGCGCGGATAAGTTCCGCTTCAAGATCAACAACATGGCGATCGGCTCTGTGGGTCAGGGTGACCGCAACGGAATCATCATCCGCGACATCGGCTTCAACTTGCACAGCGGCTCGACATCTTCGGTGTCGGGTGACAACGAGATGTGCATCATCTGGGATCCGAGCGTGTGACCTAGTCTCGTAGGGTGTGTGACTTGCGGCCCGTGAGTTCCAACCTCACGGGCCGCGTTCGTTACACTCGCGGACATGAAGCTCTCCCTCGATCCGCGCAAGCCGCGCGAGTACATCCTGCAAGCCGAGAAGTCGCACGCGCCCGAAGTGCAGACCGTGTTCCTCCTTCGTCCGTTCACCGTGTACGACGAGGCCGAGCTCTCCGCGTTCACCGAAGCGACGGGCACGAGCCAGCACGCAAAGATCATGATCGAGACGGTGCGTCGTGCGCTGGTTGGCTGGAGGAATCTGTCCGGCCCAGAAGGACAGATCCAGTTCGAGAAGGCCGAGGACGGGTACGCGACGCGCTCGATGATCGAGCTCCTGCCGACGCAGGTCATCATCGAGTTGTTCAACGCGGTGATCACGCGAGAGGCCGTGACCAAGGAAGAGGCGGGAAAGCTCTAGCCGCCGTGCACGCGGCCTACGGCGAGCAGGTGGCGAAGTGTCCGAAGTGTCGAACACCTGAGCTGCGTGAACGCTGGGGCTGCGACAAGCCGGCGGCGGTGGCTGTATACGCGCGCACCTGTGAGGCGTGCTTTGGCCTAGACTCTGGCTGCACGACTTGCGACGGTCGCGGCGAAGTTCGCCGGGATCGCTGCCCGTCGTCAGATGCCGACGATGTCGGGCGCGTGGTGATCCGAGCTTTGCACCAACTCCAGAACGGCGTGCTGCCGATTGATGGTGGCTGGTCGGAGCAATCGGCGAAGCTGATGCGTCTGGTGGATATCGCGGCAAGCGAGCGCAACAAACTCCAAGAGGCCGAAGCACGAGCGGCAGAGGCACGAGCGAAGGCGGCACAATCACATGGCAGCAAACGACGCTGAACTGAAGATCACAGCATCGCTCGACGATCGCATCATTCGTGCGATCGAGAAGCTGTCGGGTCAGGTGAAAGAGCTTGGAGAGGATGCCAAGAAGGCGTTTGACAAGACCGAGGTCGCAGCGAAAGAAGCAGAAGCCGCTGTAACTGATACGGGCACGGCTGCGAAGAAGACCACGAGCGAGATCAAGAAGATCTCCGAAGAGGGCGGGCGTGGCTTCTCGGACTTTAAGGACAAGATCAAGGATGTGGCCGCTGGCCTCGTGGGTATCAGCACAGCGGTCGCCATCTTCAAGCAGTCGCTGACAGATGCCATCACGACCTCGGCAGAGGTGGATGTCATCAATGCGCGCATCCGCAACTTTACGGGCTCGGCGGGTGAGGCGTTCAATCAGTTGACCGAAGACCTGCGCACGCTGTCCTTGGCGAACAAGGACTTCGTGAAGGATCAGGAAGTCTCGCAGGCCGCGCTCATCTTGCTGAAGGAGGGATTCAGCACGACCTCGACCGTGGTCTACGATGTCGCGGAGGCGTTGGACTTCGCGCGCGTGAACGGCGTGTCTCTGGTCGATGCCACGCGCCTGCTCAATGAGGCCAACGAAGCCCTCGGTGACGGCACGAAGAACAGCGTTGAGTTGTTCTCGCGTCTGAACCTGCTGTTCTCGAAAGGCTTTGACAATGCGAACGGCCTAGCCGGCGCGCTGGCTGCGTTGTCCAACACCGCGCGGCAGTCTAGCTTGAGCCTCGACGATGCTACGGCATCGCTTGCCACGCTCGCTGAGACGACTTCAGCGGGTGAAGCACTGCGAACCCTAGAGGGAATCCTCAAGACGCTACAGGCCCGTGCGGGCGAGGTAGATGCATTCTTTGCGGCAACTGGCCAGCGTTTCGACGAGACGACGGTCAAGACCGCAGGCTTGAGGAACACCTTGGTCGCGTTGCTCGACGGCATCGCGGCGAGTGGTGGCGACGCTCAGACCGAGCTCAAGAAGTTGTTTGGCTCGCAGGACGCGGTCAACTCGGTGCTGGCCCTTGGCAGCAAAGAGGGTGCGGCTTATGGGCGCATCGTTGGAGAGCTGTCGAAGGCGTACAGCAAGCTGAACTCCGACACGAACGCAGTTCGTGCAGCGTCAGGTAACTTCCTGAACTTCATCGCCACGCAAGGCACCGATGTAATCGACAACTATGCGGGTGCTTACAGGAACCTCGACGGAACAACGCTCGACCTGATCAAGCGTTCGGAACAGTTCCGTCGTGCGAATGCGGACGGCGCGAAGAGCGTCAATATCGTGTCGGGTGAGATCGAGAAGGGCGCGCGTGTATTCCGCAATGCGGAAGAGACGCTCGGCGGTGCGACATTCAAGGCCGCGACCGATGGCGTTCTTGCTCTTGGCAAGGCGACGAAGTTCACCGAAGAAGATGTGCAGCGTTGGGTCGATGCCATCTCTGGCGTGAAGACGGACGCTGACCTTGAGCGCGTCAACAAGCAGATCCAGCTCCTGATCAATCAGGCGCGTGCATTCGGCGAAGCAGGCATCGAAGGCTTCCAAGGCGAAGAGCTACAGGCACGCCTCGCCGAGATCGCGGAGTTCGAGCTCATCCTTATCGAGCAGGTGAAGGACGAGCGCAAGAAGGCAGAAGAAGAAGTACTGGCCGACAAGCGCAAGAAGGCAGAAGACGCGGCAGCGGTCGAGGCGCGCGAGAACGAAAAGCTGCGACTCCAGAAGCAGCAGATCGACAAGGAAGAGTTCGACCGCCGGATTCGTCAGGCGCAGGAGCTCAACGCTCTATCGGCGCAGCTACTGAACGAGAGCCTCACGCGTGGCTCGGCATTCTTCGCGGATCTCCAGAACCAGATCAAGCCGCTATCCGCGGAGATCCAGCTATATGAAGGACTGATCGCCAACAACTTGTTGAGCGACGAGGACTTGGCCGGCATCAACGGTCGCATCCAGACGCTGCGCGCTGGCATCGAGCAGTTGACCGTGACCTCGGTGCAGTCGGGCGAGGCGTTGCGCGCGGGCTTCGCGGAGACGATCAACAACGAGGTGAAGGATTCACTCAACGCGTTCCAGCAGGGCGTGACGCTGGCGCAGAGCATCACCTCGGGATTCACCAACTCGATCGCGGGCTTGTTCAATGACTTGGTGCTGGGCTCGAAGAACGCGAAGGAAGCGTTCGGGAACTTTATCAAGTCGCTGATCTCGGCTGTGGTTCAGGCGATCAACCAGATCATCGCCATGAAGATCGCGCTGTCGATCATCGGCTTCGCGGCTGGTGGTGCATCGGCAACCGCGAACACACTGGGCAACGCGACCACGAGCTTCAACGCAGGAGCGACGGCGAGCTTCGGCTTTGCCAAGGGCGGCGTGATGCCCGGCAGCATGGGCACGCCGGCTAGCTTGCCCGTCAACGCCTACGCGGACGGCGGCGTGGCCCGCGGCCCGCAGGTTGCGATCTTCGGCGAGGGCAAGGGTGCTGAGGCGTTCGTGCCGTTGCCCGGCCCGAATCGTGGCATCCCCGTCGAGTTCAAGTCGATGCCGAGTGGTGGGAACATCACGATCAACTACAACCCGTCGATCCAAGCACTCGACGGCCAGAGCACGAAGGAAGTCTTGTTGCGCGAGGCGCGCATCATCGGTGACATCATCGCGTCCGAGATCTCCACTGGCAGCAACCGCGCGCTGACCGATGTGGTGCGCTCGCGCTCTTCGAGGGTGTGATCCATGACACAAGCGAACATCGTCCCGCGCCCAGTCCAGTACGGGGTCTATCCAGAGAACGACTCGTTCGATGCTGGCTCGACCACGCTCGACTCGACCTATCTGCTGGGGAGTTGGTCTAGGTTCGCTCCGCTCGATGCAACGCTGACCGTGGACGGCACGACCTTCTGGACGACGACCAGCGTCATCGCAACGCAGAACGCCGACCTGCACAACGGATTCTTCCGCACGGTGGGCAGTGGCACGACGGCGAACTACGAGCTCGGCGGGCCGGCAGCGGCGACCGTGACCACGCAGTCTGGCTCGTTGTGCGGCTACCAGTACCGCGACTATCAAGCGACCGATGTCGATGTGCGCGCGAGCTTCCGATTCTCTGAGCGTGAGTCTGCTGCCGTCATCACGGCCACGGCTGGTCGCTTTGTGTTCGGCTTGGCCGCTCGTCTCAATGGCACGATCACTGGCGGTGGCACACTCGACACTCGGATGACTGCGGTCAACGGGTACTTCTTCGGTCTCTTCGGCGGTCAGGGTGTCGCGGGTGTGCTGAAGATGCGCTACCTGCTGATCAAGGTCGTGGCTGGCACGCCGACTGCCGTG